CAGAGTCATCTAACTCTCTAATATCAGCATAGCGTTGAGAGAACTCTTGAAATGCAAATGATCTATGTCTTAGCAGCTGTCGAGCGATGTCTCTAGTTGTTGTAATTTCCATACATGCTGACGCCATTTCGAACGGGCTCCAGTGCTTATGCTTAATAAGGTACTCGAGCAGCTTGGGTGTCGTTTTGGTGTTAGCTTGGTTCGATGGATTGGAGACACGGGCGCAATAAGCGACGAGGTCTTGGATGTTTTCGAGGCCCATAATTCCTGGTTCGCCTGAATGTACATGCCGTACGGGTTGACTGTGCGATAATAGTCTGACATGCATTATCCTTGACCTCGAGACTTTTTATATGATCGACGTTTATGTTTATTCATTGAAGATGTTTTAACATTACCTTTACCAATACTGGTCTTCTTCTTAAAGGTTATACCTTTTTGTGCCATTCAGCTACTCCATTTTAAAATCTTTGAATCGTTCGTTTACTTGAGACTTATCGAATGCTGGTGTATCATCTACAACACCTTCAGTAGGATTCTCTGCATCGAATAGTCTCATCTTAGATCTATCAACTCCTAGTACAAAGCGTTTATACTTACCAGGATCGTTATATCTATTCTTAAGCTGCTTAACCATTATCTGTCCTTGAGATTCTAACTCTTCAGATGATATAAGAGCAATCATTAAGTCAGCGGTAGCGGGTAGTCCAAAAGACTCGGACGTATCTTCAAGCCCAGGGTCTGAGCTAGTAAAACCCGAACGTGTCGTTTGCGTTGCAGAGAAGACCGGTACGTTGAACTCAACAGCAAGGCCACGTAACTCCTCGGCAATAGCTTTAATATACGTATAAGAATTGATCGATCCTCCCATAGCTTTCATACGAGCAGATGCACAGATATTAAGATAGTCAATAAAGATAATCTCCGGTACAAAGTTACGTTTAAGCTTTAGTTCGTTTAGTAGCGCTCTGAAATGACTAGAGTTAGCCGCGCCTGTTGGATATTCTTTTATGATTAACTTACCATTAGTCTTAGAAGCAATATCATCTACCTTACTCTTAAATATAGGCTTAGCGATATTCTCTAATTGATCAATAGGTATGTTAAGTAGATTAGCATCTATACGTTCAGCGATACGCTCTTCAGCCATCTCCATAGTAATATATAGGACGTTTCGTCCTTGGCTTAGTATGTTACCAGCCATATGACACATAAAGAGTGACTTACCTACTCCGGTTCCTGCGAGCGCAATATTGAGAGTTTTATTAGGAATACCACCTTTTGTGATTCGGTTAAGGTATTCCAGATCGAAAGGTATTCTTTCTTCTTGCTCATGATAGAAGTCATAACGTTCCTCTACATTCTCGATATAGTCGTGACCGACTGATGAGTCAAACGTTACAGCTAACGCTTTCTGTAATAAATCAGGTAAAGCGTTCTTAGTAAGCTCTTGATGCTTACCGTCAATTATAGAGATACTCTCCATAATCGCATTATGTATAGCTCTATCTTGACACCACTTCTCAGTAGTATCTTCAAGCCATTCCTTATCTGCTTTCTTAGTTACATCGTCGAAGATGTTAGGTAACATCTCCATAGCAGCAGTATACTGATCGTCATTGTAACGACCACTTTGATCTATCTCAATCTTAAAAGCATCTATAGTAGGTAGCTTGTTGTATTTAGCAACAAACTTACCTACCTCAAGAAACAATTGACGAGTCACACCCTGAAAGTATTCAGGCTTTATAAATGGTAGCACCTTACGCATAAACGATTCATCTATCAATAGATGACGTAGTATAAGCTGCTCTAGATTATTGTTCATTCTTACTCATTTCATTTAAGTTTTCAAACATTACGCTCTCTAGTATTTTACCTGCATATCGTTGAAAGTGCAAGTTATCAGTTGTAAGTTCTTCATCAGGACTAGAATGTAACGTAACATTAAACTTCATCATATCAGACTTATTATCAATAGAGATCTCTCCAAAGGAGAATACTGACTCAATAAACTCTCCTTCTTTGATTCGTATATGCCAATGATCATCATCACCAGGGATTAACTCAAACTCTTTGTTCTGCTCGAACATACCTGGTATACTAACCATCAACACTCTCCACTATGTCATCCATACTTACTAAGGACTTATGTCCTATCTGATATTGCTTCTTTAAGAAATCTTTGAAATCTGATCCATCAAATATTGGATCCCAAAACGATTTTTCGAGCGTAGCATCGTATCTAACTTTACCTCCGATCTCGCCAGTTGATGGGTCAACCACAGCGTACCATCCGTTAGAAGGCTTAACAACATAGCCACCAGCGAGAGCACAATCCAAGAGACCAGAATACTTACGTACCCCACCCTCCCAAGAAACTGTAATAGGTATTTTTGACTTCTCTTTAACATAACGACTTTTCTCCACATTAATAACAAAATGATATCCTTGAATCTCTGTACCTTTTTTATCTTGCTGACGTCCTAAGATCCAAATGTTATCAGCACTGTAATAGATACCTGTACCACCACCAACTACATCTTTAGGAAACAATCCTATCTCTTTATAGGTATGATTGATAGCCAGCATAGGTATATTTTTCATAGTAAGATAAGGAGTAGTCATACGGAATAGACCCTTAAGAGCCTTTGCACGTGACATATCTGCTACTGACTTCTCATTGATAGCATCATCTAGTTCTTTCTTAGATGCTAGGTTACCAATAGAATCAATAACAATGATTACCTTATCAGCTCTCTCGATAGTCTCAAGCTGAGATATCAAGTCAAATTTTAGCTCTTCTACGTTAGCAATAGGGGTATGTAAGATACGAGAAGTATCAATACCGAATTGCTCAAAGTATGATTGAGGAGAACCAAACTCTGAATCGTAGAAGAGCATTACGGCATCAGGATGACGATCAAGATATGCACCAGCCATTAATAAGGCGAATGATGTCTTGAAATGTTTAGAAGGTCCAGCCAGCACAGTTAAGCCTGGGGTCACTCCTCCATCTACTGAGCCTGACAACGCTACGTTTACCATAGGTACATTCGTAGGCGTCATATCCGTTTCTGTGAAGAACTTAGATTCAGACAGGATATCCGTCGATTTGATCTTTGAGTTCTTCTTTAGTTTGTCCATAATTGACATGTTGTTGTTTCTCTCTCTCGTCTAGTTCATATTGTTGTCTATAACTATTGTTTATTATAGCGGCTTCCTTCAATAAGGTCAACTGTTTATTATAGTTTATAAACGCAGAAACATCTTTAGGGAAGCATGCTCCTCCAAAGCCTTGCTTTCCATCAAATCCAGGGACTTTGGTATGACTAGGCCCAATCCTATCATCAGCACCAATAGCTTTAATAATTGTTGCGAAGTTTGCATTTGTTTCTCCTATTGCGTCGTATAGTTGATTAAAGAAAGTAACCTTCATAGCTAAGAATGTATTGATAGAGTACTTAACAAAGGATGCTTCTTCTCCTGTCATATGATATGAAGGACAATGAGAACATAGACTATACTGTGTATATAATGTCTCAACTTTATCTGTAGCCCATTGCTCACCTCCTAGTATATGAAAAGGAGGATCAACGAATTGCTCATTAGCAGACTTCTCTGTAAGAAACTCTGGATTATAAACAACATGGCTAGGCCACTTCTTAACTATATCAGGTGTTACTGTTGACTTGACTATAACTAACTGAGCAGGTAATTTATTCATAACATCATCTAATATAGACGTACTACCCATTGGAGTAGGAACACAAACAAAAATAGCGTCATACGTTTTTATTTCGTTGACGCTTAAGTCATCCAGGCTTGTATTGTAGATAGGATCTATTATAGTCTTTACTACTTTAGGGTGACTAAAACCATAGTCAACAGCTTTACCTACAAAGCCGTGACCTACAATTAAAATTTTAGGCATTATTTACTCTCTTCCTCAAATCACTTGTAGAGAATCTATGCTCTCTTTTATTGAAGTATATCTCTATACCTCTCTTAGCACATATAGCTCTACCTGTAAATGTACCGTGTTTATATTCTTCACCTATAATACGAACATCAATCTGAAATGTATTCAGTATGTCTTCTAAGTCTTGTTCTGTTTGATATGGTATAATCTCATCAACATAACTTACTCCAGATAACTGTATATACCTTTCTACTAAAGTCTGTACAGGTTTATTTTTATCTTTTCTATCTATAGAAGGATCTACTTGAATAGCGCAAATAAGATAGTCACACTGCGTCTTAGACTCTCTAAGCATTGCAATGTGACCAGCGTGTAATAAATCAAATGTAGATGCTGTAAAGCCTACTTTCATTTCTTCTTTCTCAATCTACGGAGTTTAGTATACAGACGTTCCTGTTTATCTAGTAATAAAGCTTTTAAAGTTCTACGCTTAATTCTAGCTGTAGTTGATTTATGAAGTCTTTCTGCTTTAGTCATTATAGTATCTCCTTATACTGTTCCGTTTTTATATGCGTATTCTAGTGCGTTATTCGCTTCTACCTCCATAGGTCTATTCTCATACCATTTACCAGTCTCTATATCGAATTGACGACACAGCTCAACTATCTGAGTAGCCGTAATAGGATATCCTTTATCTATAGCCTTTCCAGCTACAGCAATCATTATACGATACATCTGCCTATACCAACCAGTACCTGATATAGAGATATACTCTACCGCTAGGTTCTTAGGCCAGAAAGGACAGTCTCTATATGACGTCCATACAAAGTTAGTATTATCTAGTTTACCTTTACGATACTCTATTACTTGCTCTCTAAAAGCAGGAGGTAGTCTATCGAGAAAGGACTGAGCATTTCTAGTATCATCATATGGCCACTTGGCGAGAAGGACAGCCAAGTCAATAGGCTCGCCACTATTACGGTAGAAGAAGTTATTAGCACCGTCATAGTCCGCTGGTATGTAGTACATCCTAGCAAGGTCTTTAGTCTGTGCATCTCCAATTTCGTTGAGCTCTTGGTTAAGAGCGTACCAGAAGTGACGTAGTTTAGTTGAGTCAATCGGTACGTCAGTGTTGAATACAACTCGAAACTTTGGATGGTCATCCGTACTTGAAGCAGTACTATACACCACATAATCATATTCACCAAAACGATCACGTAAAACATCTTCTAAGTCTCCTTCAATAACTAGATCATCTACATCTACTGCTGCCCATCCAGACCATTGAATAACATTCTCGTTCTTACGAGTAGTATCAGGCTTGAATATAGCAGGAGTAATTAACTCTGCATCTTGCTTACCGTTAAGCTTTCTTTTAGATAGTTTATATAGGAACAGAGTAAACTTATCCCATGACTCAAAGTCCATACGACGATGAGTTTTATTATCATATACAAATCTATTCTGAGCATCCCACCATCTAGGAGACTTGAATATTGTCATACTATACAAAGAAGTCCTCCAACGTAGCTACAGGTTCAACATCCCAGTTAAGAGCATCGAGTAGATGCTTGATAGGGTCAACGAATGCTTTCTCATATTGTTTATTATAGTCAATAAATCGATGTAAGTCAAGCTCTTTAGGTAGATCGTTAGCATAAGCAATAACGTTCTCTTTGATAGAGTTAGGAGTCTTAAGATAGACAAACTTAATCTTCTCACCGTTCTGTATTATCTCATACTTCTGATCTAGACCAGCTTGCTTTATATAATGATTGTATAACAAAGCACCTCTCACATGGATAGGACAAGCCTTCTTATAGATAGTTTTCTTATCAGCCCAAGTAAACGGTACTCCGTCTTTCTTCTTAGATATATTACATCCTCTAGGAAACGATACAGACTCAGGAGGAAGCTGCTTCCATTCCTTCTTGAAGTCAGCAATAAACCTTTGAGTAGCAATCTCACCTTCATCAATAATAACTTTAAATATCTTCTTAAACTTATCACGACATACCTGAGGAGTAGAAGAGCGTACAGCATCTACGCCCATCATCTTCATCTTAGGTTCTGCATACTGCACACCTTCGTTATTATGAACGTTTAAGATATAGCGCTTCTTAGCAATCCATACACCTCGGTTAGCAATAACCTCACGAGACATCTCCATACGGTTTTCCATAACCTTAAGCTTATCAGCTAGTACAGCATATGACTTCTCTAGTACACCTTCGAAATGCTCACGACATATCTTATCTAAGAACTTAACAGGATCTTTAGGGTTAAACTTCTTAACCATCTCATTCATATTCACATACAACGAGTCAGTATCAATAGCAATCACATAGTCTTTATCGTCAGTCTCTAAAGCAGTATTCATCTCTTTATTGATAGCATTCTCAGCCCAACGAATAGATAGCTGACCTGAAGTAGTAATAGCTTCTGCAACGTGATTATTAAAGTAACGGAAATGCTTATTACCTAGAGCACCATACAAAGAGTTCATAAGAATCTTAATAGACATCTGCTGATTCTCTAAGATAGTCATCTTATTCTCTAGACGTTTAGTAGGAGTATTCTCATACTCTTGCTTAGTATCAAGCATTGCTTTCTTAATAAGTCTACGCTCATCATAGTACTGCTTAATGATAGCAGGAATAATACCTACCTGATCTTTACTAAACTTAACACCAGAAGCAGCCATAGTAGTCCCATCAGGTATATTAATATCAGTATCACCTAAGAGCTTCTCTACAGGATCTAATCCTAGATGCTCTTTACCAGGAAGAACAGTCTCAGGACTCATATTATACTGAACAATAATCATAGGATAGAGAGAATTAAGGTCAAAAGATACTACCCAGTCATGCATACCAGTCTGAGGATCTTTTACATACGCTCCAGGATAAGGAACCTTCTCTTTACTAAACTTAGGAGGACAAGCTATCTGCTGCTTGAATAGCAAACGATATAGAATAGAGTCCCAGATCTGCACAGTGCCGAAAGTCTCTGAATAGTTAACTCCACCTCTATAAGCCATAGTCATAGCAAGAGTAATCAGTCCTAGTTTCTCTTCTAATCTCTCGATCAATAGAACGTCTTTTATATTGTAGTCAATAAACTTCTGGAAGTTAGTCTTGTATAATCCATGCAGAGACCCCGCCTCATCATAGGAGAGCTTACGCTCTCCCAGGACTACATGCGCTATATGATCTAGTTTATATGACTCCTGCATACCGTAGGTATAACCGAACTTAGTAAACAAATCATAGTAATCTAACTGCTGAATACCAGCCATCTCGTAAGCAATTACTTCTCCACGAGCCATCATAATATTTCGCTGATCTACTATACCCCAAGGAGAGAACTTCTTATAGACGTCACCGCCTATGATATTCTTTACCCTGTTAATGAGATATGGGAAATCAAATAGACGAGTGTTCCAGCCAGTAACAACATCGGGGCAATATTTTGGATCGTGCCAGTAAGCCAGCCAAGATAATAGAAGATCAATCTCGTCCTTACACTTGATATATTGGATAGCGTCAACGCCTTCAACTGTGCAATCGTCTTCATTGTAGTCATATAATCCCCATACTCGATATATATTATCTATATTATTTTTCATCGTGATAGAGATAACAGGATGAGCGGCTTGCTCTACAAACGGAAAACCTTCGTCAGAAGCTACCTCAATATCAATAGAAGTAACGTTTACTTTATCTCGATCAAACTTAGGAGCGTCAGGAAAGCGATCATTTATATACTGAGTAACATAATTAGTAGTACCATAGATAGTTTTATTATCTACTCCTTCGTACTGCTTCATATAGTCTTTAGCGTCTCTCATAGTATCAAACGTCTTAGGTAACACAGGTTGATTCTGTAGATTATACCATCCAGTCTCATGAGATGCATTAACGAATAGAGTAGGCATATACTTTACCTTCTTGGCTACACGTTCTCCATCTTCTATTCCTCTGTATAGAATACTATTACCATATCGATTTACGCTTGTATAAAAGTTCATATGACGCCTCCTAGTGTCAACAAACTATATTATAGTATATATCGATATAGTATGCAACTGAAAAAGGGGAAAGGGGCCACAACAGCCCCTTTTCATAGTTGTATTGACATTTACAAGTCTTCGTTGTCAGTCAGCATTAGATACTTTGCTTCTTCATGGTAACCCAATCTATGAAGCTCAGATGCTGCTCTTGCTTTTCCTACTGATAGGAAGAAGCTGTTAAATCCACTAAAGAATCCACCCACCGGTGCTAAGGCATATTTCATTACTGCTTCAGTCATTAGAAACGTCTCCTTAAACCGTCAGTCTTATTATGAGCGACGTTCCAGATGTCTCCGCGACATAGGCCGATATCAGCTAGATCTTTATCAGTAAGCTTATTCAGCTCTTTGATAGTTTTTCTAGCTTCTGATATATCCTTACGTGATGAGTTTAAGTCTTTAAATAGATCTAACAGAGAGCTAATCGCTTTCTGTAAGAAGCTGGCTTGTAGTAGTATTAGTTGTGTCATTTGTTTTCCTCGTTTGACCAATATTGATTTTACGAGGACGCATTTCATCAGGAATGACATACTGCAATTCAATTGCCAGAATTCCGTCCTGAATATCTGCTCCGTTTACATTTACATGTTCAGACAGCCTAAAAGTTCGTTTAAATTTCTTCGTAGAAATACCACGATGAATAAACTCTCTACCTTTAGAAACGTGTTCTCCTTTTACTGTCAAAGTTCTATCTTTAACTTCAACTGAGATCTCTTCCTTAGTAAATCCCGCAATAGCCAATTCAATGAGATATTGCTCATCGCCTTGTTTAATAATATTATGTGGGGGATAATGATCTTGAGCATGTTTAGCTGTCCATTCTAGTTCATTAAACAGATGGTCAAAACCTACGAAAGATGATCGGGGGAATAGTGTATGTAAGCCTGTCATTGTTATCTCCTTTTGAGCAAGCAAGATTGATATGCGACCAGAGTATTCTGCATCGCTATATTATATATAGTATTTTTTATTTAGAAAGCAACTAAAAGTTTACTTATTTCCGATATTATATTTCGGACATAATTCCCATTGTGCCTTCTCCTTAAATGGGATGATCTTGATTTGACGTAGAG